TTCTTCGCCCAGACCCCGTTCTCCAAGGGGCTGTCGGAGTCGATCGCCTCGGCCCATGCCACCAGCGGACTCGCCTCCGCCGTCGATGCCCGGTACTCGTTCATCACGGCGTACGGCAACCTGACCACGCGTCAGCGTCGTCGGCACTTCAAGCTGACCGGCATCGTCGCCGCGCCGTGACAACGTGGGGGTGGGCAACCTCCTTCGTCGGTCGCTGCCCGCCCCCACTCAGCAAGGAGAACCGATGAGCGACGACATCTCCCCGTACGGGGTCACGCAGAACGCCGACGCGGCGATGATCACCGCCGACGAGCTCGTCGGTGGCCGCGCCGGGTCGATGCGCGAGAACGCCGTGGCGGGCACGCTGTCGCCGTGGTCGACCGCTCCCTACATCCCGCCGCTGCGCCAGCGTGAGCCATTCTGCAAGGCCAAGGGCGACACCTGTAAGGCCCGCCCCATTCGCGGTACCGACCTGTGCGTGTTCCACTCGCCCGGCCAGGGTCGCCCTGATCGGCTCGGTGACGAGTGAACCTTCAGTCGCTGCGCGACTACATCCGTATGCAGCTGGACATGGACATCGAGGAGCTCCCTGACCCGATGCTCGATGCCTACCTCGCCGAGGCGTACACGCGGATGATCTCGATGGAGAACGCCTGGCCGTTCCTCGAGAAGCGCTGGAGCGCGGCGCGCATCGGCGACCCCGATGTCGTCCTGCCCCCCGACTGCGATCCGAACGGGCTGTACTCGGTGATCGACGGCAACTCGGGGATGCGCCTCGTGCAGGTGAGCAACGAGCAAGCCGAGGACAACTTCACCCACATCGCCACGACGACCGTGCCGGTGTACTACACGATCTGGGGCAACCTGCTGCGGATGTGGCCGGACCCCGGCGTCGACCGCGATCTCAGCTTGCGCGGCTACCGCTACCCGGCCGACTGGATGGCCGAGGGTGCCGGTGCCGAGGTCGACGCCGACCCGCGGCTGCACATCCTGCTCGCTCACTACGCCATCGCGCTGAGCTACGCCCAGCAGGAGGACGAGGTCCTCGAGGACACCTACATGAAGCGCTTCATGTCCGGCTTCAGCGCCGCCCATGCAGCGATCTGCAACCCGCGTCACCATCGGCCGCTGATCTTCGCCGGGGGCCTGCCCCTCGGTGGGACCGGCAGCCAGACGATGCAGTGGGGACCCCCGGTGCATTCCTGATGGCGAACCGTCTCGACCCGATCAACATGGTCGACTTCACGGGTGGCCTCAACACCCGCGCCTCGCCCTTCCAGCTGGGCGAGAACGAGACTCCCGAGTCGCTCAACGTCGCCGTCGACCGCCTCGGCGGGATCTACTCGCGCTTCGGCTGGGAGCGCTGGTCGACCGAGGACCTGTGGGACGATCCCGAGACCTGGGACCCGCGGCGCGCCTTCATGCATGCCCTGAGCGACGGCACCTTCAACAACTACGTCGCCGCCAACGGCACGATCTTCGGCTCGACCGGCACCCCCGACTTCGTCGATCTTGCCGTCGCCTGCGGGGCGGTGACCCACCTCGCCGACTTCGCCGCGATGGGCGACACCCTCTACGTCGCCCGCGGGCGGGAGAACCCCGGTGCCTACCGCGTCGGCGCCGGGACCCTCACCGCGCTGGCCGAGTCGGGGGCGGGCAACTGGAACGACGACTACACCGACCCGCTGTCGGGGCCCGCGGCGATGCCCGCCGCCGAGCTCTGCGAGAGCCACGCTGGCTACCTCTTCGTCGCCAACACCGAGGAGGACGGGACCGACTTCCCCAACCGCATCCGCTGGTCGCACCCGACCAGCCCGCTCGACTGGGCCTCGGCCGACTACATCGACATCTCCTCCGAGGGCGGCAGGATCACGGCGCTGATGAGCTTCCAGGATCACTTGCTGGTGTTCAAGTCGGACGGCATCTGGGCGATCTACGGCTACGACGCCAACTCCTGGCAGGTGATCAAGAAGTCGACGACGATCGGTGCGCCGGGCCCGCAGGCGGTGACCCGCTCGGAGGCGGCGGTGTTCTTCTACTCGGCCTCGGACCACGGCTCGGTCTATGCCTACACGGGCGAGATGCCCCAGGAGGTCTCGCAGGGGCTGCGCCGCTCGATCGGCCAGATCACCCACCCCGAACTGATCTGGGTCGGCTGGCTGCGGCGCAAGCTGTGGGTCACCGTGCCGTGGAACTACGAGGGCGCCCAGGACGACTCGACCGGGGTGTTCGTCTACGACCCGGCGGTCGGCGAGAACGGCTGCTGGATGTTCTTCGAGTCGCTGGCCGGGGGGCTCGGCCCGCTCGTCGGCGGCTCCAACCTCGACTCGGCGGTCCGCCCGATGGGCGTGCTGCGCAACACCGAGTCGCCGCGGATCGTGCTCCTCGACGCCATCGAGGAGTTCGCCTACGACCACATCAGCGACACCTCGGTGCTCGGTGCCACGTCCACGCTGTCGGACCCGTTCGCCACCCTCGCCATCGAGACCGATACCGGCGACCTGATCGTCGCCAGCGGGATGCCCGGACTGCAGCCGTTCCGCACGATCTACCGCACGCCGTGGCTGACCGCTGGCTGGCCGACGCGCAAGAAGTCCTTCCGCCGTCCCGACTTCGTCTGCCGCCGCACCGGGCTCACGCACCAGCTGCGCATCCAGTCCTACCGCGACTACGAGGAGATCAACCCGCGCCGCCAGCACACCGTGCAGGTCGACGGCCAGGGTCTGACGGTCTGGGGCGAGTTCGACTGGACGGCGACCGAGGGTGCTCTGCCCGACGCCCCGGTGTGGGGCTCGGGCCGCGTCGCCGGTAACAAGGTCGTGCGCGGCGGCAGCTTCGGGCTGTGCAAGGCGCTGCAGGTGCGCATCCAGAGCTTCACTCCCGGTGCGCGCTGGGGCATCGACGCCATCGTTCTGAAGCTCGTCATGCGACGGTTCCACTAGGAGTATCTGATGCCGCTGATCCTCACCAACCGCTTCATCAACGGCGAGGTCGCTGACGCTGTCCCCGTCGACGGGAACGATCAGGCGATCCAGTCCTACATCAACTCCGAGGTCATCACCGCCGACGGCCTGACGCAGATGAGGGCCCCGCTGCTGTTGCGCAGTGGCGACCCAACCCAGCCCAATCACGCCGCCAACAAGGACTACGTCGACGCTCAGATGCCGATCGGCACGATGCTGATGTGGCCCGCGGTGGTCCCTCCCGCCGGGTCGAAGTGGCACCTCTGCGACGGCGGGGCGCTGGCTACGTCCGCCTACGCCATCCTGTTCGGTCTGCTCGACTACAAGTACGGCGGCAGCGGCGGGTCGTTCCTGCTGCCCAACCTGCAGGGACGCTTCCCGATCGGCTTCGACGCCACCAAGACGGCGTTCGATGTCATCGGCGAGGCGGGCGGCACCTTCACCGTGCCGGTCCCGGCGCACGCCCACGACATGCCGCACGAACACGGCCTGTCCATCACGACATCGGTCGAGACCTCCGCCCACACCCACGGCATCAGCCCCACCGGCACGATCACCACGTCGAGCGACGGCGCCCACTCCCACAACTCGGCGTACATCAATCACTCTCTCCCAACCGCGGGAACCGAGGGGGTCGATCGCAGCATGAACGCTGCCCCTCCGTACCCGACCGGCTACCTGCAGGCCGGTACCGATGTCCAGGGTGCCCACACCCACACTTACTCGGGCAACACCTCGGTCGAACAGGCCCTTCACACCCACGCCGTGAACGGCGTAACGAACGCCATCACTGCGGCGGCCACCGCCAACAACTCCGCCGCCCTGACCCCCACGGGCGTCACGACGACGATGGTCCAGCCCTACCTCACCGTCAACTTCATCATCAGGATCATCTGATGCCCTACGTCGACTCCGGCTACTACGAATCTCAGCGCCGTGGGATCGACGATCAGTACGCCGCGCAGATGGCGTCGAACACGTTCGCCCGCACGCTCGCCCAGACCAGGGGCAACCGCGACCTCAACCTGATGACCCAGGGGTTCAAGCGCCAGACGCCGAGCTTCCTGGCTGGCTTCGGGCAGCGTGGATTCGGGGGCGGCGTGCGCAGCGGCGTGATGCAACGCTCGATGCAGAACTACGTCAACGACTTCACGCAGCAGTACGGCACGGCGCAGAATGATCTCACCAGTCAGCTGCGTCAGTACGACCTGACCACCCAGCAGCTGGGTGCCGGGCAGGCGAACTCCTATGCCGAGCTCGAACTTCAGAAGGCGCGTGACATCGCCTACGCCGCGCAGAACATCGAGGCGCTACGCCAAGCATGGGGAGGTACCTGATGGCTCTGCCTTGGACATCGACCGGAGCGAGCAGCACCAGGAATACGTGGACGAACTTCCAGAAGCCGACGCCCGGTAGTGCTGCCGCCCAGAGGGTCGCCGCCAACGCCGCCAACTCGCGCGCCTTCAACGCGAGGAACGCTGCGGCGCAGGATGCTTCGGGTCAGCACACCGGCTTCTACTCGTGGTTCCAGCCGCCGGACCCCAGGACCTACAAGCCCAACGCCGTCGACCTGGCGCTGATGCGTGTTGGCGGCAACGCTGTCACCAATGCCTTCAACAATCAGCCCGCCCCTGCCGCCCCTGGCAGCCCCGGTGGCGGCGGTCGTGGTGGGTACGGCGGCGGCGGCGGTGGCGGCGGTGGACCGGCGGTCACCCAGGCGATGATCGACGCCCTCGCCCAGGCGCTCGGCGTGCATCCGGGCCAGCTGGGCTATACCCCGCTGCCCGCTTTCCAGGGCCAGGCGCTGCCAGCGTTCAACACCGCTCCCTATGACACGCAGCGCGCCCAGCTGGACCAGGCGGCGGCGCGCGACCAGGCCAACTTCAACACCAACCAGCAGGCCACCACCCAGGCGGTGCAGGGGGCGTACTCCAACCCCTACGCCAACGCCCAGGTGCAGGCGGGCGCGGCGACACCGCAGATGGGGGCGGGGCTGATGGCCACGGCGGGCGGCGTGACCGACCCGGCGCTGGCCCAGCAGATGAACGCCCAGAACGCCCAGAACCAGGGCTCGTTCCAGGACCTCTACCGGGTGCTCGGGGCCAACCAGCAGGCCAGTCAGAACTCACGCATGCAGCAGGTGGCGATGGATGCCAACTACGGGCGCCAGACGGCCGGGGCCCAGGTGGCCGGGCTGCAGGGCGGGATCGCCACCAACCAGGCCAACGCCCAGCAGGCCTACGCTCAGCAGCAGGCCGAGCGTGACTACCAGAACCAGCTGATGGCGTACCAGACCCAGATGCAGAACGCCCAGGGCCAGCAAGCCACCAACCAGGCCAACTGGACCCAGCAGAACGCCACCCTGCAGGCCCGCCTGCAGCCGGTGCTCGACCTGATCAGCCAGATCGGCGGGAGCAGCGGGCTCAATATCTCGGGGCTGATGCAGATGCTGCAGGGATTCGGGGCGTAATGAGCAACGACTACACACCGGGCGGTGGCGTCGACCCGACGATGATCCAGGCGCTGATCCAGATGCTGACGGGGATGGGCGGCAACCAGTCGTGGCAGGGCGCCGCCGATCCCAACCTGCTCAGCCAGTTGAGCTTCGGCTTCGACCCCACCCAGATGCAGAGCCTGTCGCTGCCGCAGATCCCCGGCACCTCCGAGCCCGATGACGTCGGCTACATCGAGGAGGCGAGCAAGCAGTACAACGTCTCCCAGGACCTCGTCAACCTGACCGGCCTCGGCGACCTGGGCTACGCGGCGATGATGGGGCCGGGCAGCTTCGGCGCCAACACCTTTGAGCCGACCGTCACCAACGAGCTCATCCAGCAGCCAGCGACGCTGCAGTTCCAGCGCTACCTGGCCCCCGGTAACGAGGGCACCTTCGAGGGGCGCGTCGCTCGCGTCATCACCGGGGCCGACGCCGAGGGCAAGCCCGGTACCGTGTCCGAAGCCGTCGGGCAGATGCGCCGGGTCATCGAGTTCGCCGACGCCCACCCCGACGACGCTCAGGCCCAGGCCGACGCCGACCTGCTGCGCCCCTACCTGCCGTCCCAGACCTTCTGGGATCAGGGCATCGAGCACACGATCATCGACTGGTCGGAGGCGACACGCCGGGCCCAGGACCTCGTCGACCCCTACCTCGCCGAGCAGTCGATCCAGCTGGGCCCGACCGGGGCGACCTACGATCCGGCCACCGGCAAGTCCACCCCCGGTGGAGAGATCGTCGAGATCGACGGCCAGCTGTACCGCCAGACCAGCACACCCTCGCCAGCAGCCGAGGACTTCCTCGAGGCGGGCATCCCGCCGCCCAACGAGCGCTACACCCCAGCCGACATCCTCGGGCCCGACTGGACCCAGGCCAACGAGTCCTACCTGGCCTCGCTGCCCGGCCTGCACGACCTCTACGCCCAGTACCAGTCCGACATCGACCGGGCCAACGGCCGCGCCGAGATGCTCGGCGGCATGCCGATGCAGGAGTTCTACGACCGCAACTCGATCCCCGGCCAGGGTGGCGGCACGATCGACTTCCCCGATACCGGCGCCCCTCTTAGCAACGACATCGTTACCGCCATCGCCAACAATGCCGCTGGCGCGGTGGGCGAGGCGGCGGGCAACGCCGGGACCACGGCCTTCGACCTGGCCAGGCATGGCGCTTCCCTGCTCGGGGGCGGCATCGGCTGGGGCGCGACGGCGATGCGCGACTACCTCAACAGCGCTCTCGGCGGTCGCACCGACAGCGCCGACATCCAGACCGAGCCAGGGGGGCAGGGAGCACCGCGCACCGTCGAGGAGGGCGCCGCGGCGCAGGGCAACTACGGCGAGTTGGGGTTCCGGGGCCAGCCCCTCCACCCGGCGCTGCGCCCTATGGGTGGCCAGACCCAGCCTCCGGGGCCGGGCGACGACAACAGCTACCTCGAGTACGTCCTCACCGCCAGCCCCGGCAACCGGCTGTCGTACGACGACTGGCTGGAGGCGCGAGCCGGGGCGGGGAACAACGTGCTCGGACCGGCGCCGACCGCCGCACCGGCACCTCAGCCGGGCGGGGGGACGACCCCGGCCGACCTCGGTCAGTTCTTCGGGGTCCAGCCCCCCGCGCCCGTACCGGCAGCGAACAATCCGGCTAGCCGCAACGTCAACACGATGGCCTCGAACCCCGCTGCTGGCGGGCAGATCGACATCACGCAGCTGCCCTCGACCGCCCCGCCCCAGCCGGTGACCGGGCAGTACAACACCAACACCCAGACCGCCTATCCCACCGGCCAGCCGGTGCTGCCGATGGGCGGGGCGGCAGCGAACAACCCGGCACTGCGCGGGCTCGGTGGCCAGACCGGCGGGCCCGCTGGTGGGCGGCTGAGCCAGGCTGGCATCGATGCCATGCTCACTGCCGCCCTGGCGCAGGGAAGCGGCGAGCCCTACGCCAACGAGCCCCAGTCCCGCACCAACCGCACGGCGACCGGCGGGCCCGTCGGCGGACGGCGGGACCAGGCCATGCTCGACGCCCTGCTCACTGCCGCCCTGGCCAGGGAGAACGAGCGCTACGCCATCGATCCTGCTGGTCGCACCAACCGCACTCCGACCGGCGGACCCGTCGGCGGGCGTGGCTATCAGCGCGAGAACATGACCGACGTCCTGAACTACGGACGTGGCAGCGGCACCCCGACCAGCGGGGCAGGCGGGGGCGGCGGGCGTGCCTCGTTCTGGAACCAGCTGTTCCCGCCGGACCAGCAGCCCGGCTACGTGGCGCCACCAGTGCTGCGCTACGGGACCGACACCCAGACCTCGGCCGGGCGCGTTCGTAACCGTCGTGATCTCGCCGTCGATCGCGAGCGGGCCAAGGCTGCCCGCGTCGAGAGCCAGGCCCGCGAGACCCGCTACGCCCAGAACATGGCCTACCGGGCCAACTACGGCCGTGACTACTGGCTGGCCCGCGGCTACACCGATCAGCTGGCCCGGATGGGGGTCACGCCGACGGCGATGGCGATCGCCAACCGCATCGGCGGCACCAACGCGACGCTCGGCCGCGGCTGATGCCCAACCTGCAGGACTACGTCAACCGCAACAACGCGGTCACGGCGTACTCCCCGACGCGGGTGCTCGACCGGCCGCGGGCCAACGCCGGGACGGCGCAGCGCATCCTGCAACAGCGCGCCGCCCCGGCGCAGTATCAGCCGCAGACCCAGGGCTTCCAGCTGGGCCAGACACCCGCTCAGCCGATGCCCCAGACCGGGGCGGTGCCCACTGCCCCCGCTCCGGTGCGCTCGCTGGCCGAGATGCTCGACCACATCCAAGGCGCCCCCGCGGTGGCGCCCGAGCAGGAGGGTCCCGGCGGATGGAAGGGCTACCTCGGTACGGCGGTCAACAACCCGATCGGCAAGGCGATCATGGCCCCGCTCAGGGTGCTCGGCTACCCGCACGACATCGTCGTCTCGGGGGTCAACGAGCTCGCTGACGCCTTCAACGGGGGTGATGCCAGCTGGAGTGACTTCATCCGTCAGACCAGTGAGGGCATCGGCTTCGGTGATGTTGTCGGTTCGACCGGCAACATCTGGGCCGACCGCGCTATTGGGTTCATCGGCGACGTCGCCCTCGACCCGATGACCTACGTCTTCGGATCGGGAATCCTTGCCGGTGCCGGGCGCGAGGCCCGCCTCGGACTGGCCAGCCGTGTGTTCGAGCTCACCGGGGAGGAGGCGCTCTCGGCGCGGGTCGCCAAGCTCGGGCTGCACGCTCTCGACGACGCCAAGCGCGCCGAGCTCGCCGCCCTGAGCAGGGAGGCGGGCGGCATGTTCGTCGAGGGGGCGGAGAAGATCAAGCGCGCTGGCTACTACTTCCGCGCTCCGTTCACCGAGGCCGAGTTCCGCCTCCCGGCGTCGGCCACGATCGACCGCGTCCTCGGTGGTGGGTTCGCCCGCGCCCGCAGCGGCCTGGCTGCCAGCCCGCTCGGGGGCTGGTTCCGCAACCGCAAGATGGAGGAGGGCCTCGTCGAGGCTGCCGACCGTCTGCTCACGGGGCGTGGTGGGCAGAACTCGCTGGCGCTGTCGACCGCCCTCGAGACGATCAACGCCAACCAGGCCTACAAGCTGGGCAAGCGCTTCACCGCCCGCACCGCCGAGGCCGAGCTCGCTGCCACGCTGCGCGAGATCCCTCGGGGCATGTCGATGGCCGACTACACCGAGCTCGTCGAGCGGACCGGTGGCCAGCGTGGCAACACGATGATGGAGCGCTTCGCCAAGATGCTCGAAGAGGCGGGCATCCGCCACGGGCGCGTCGGGCCCGAGACCGAGGGCGGCGTCCACTACTTCCCGCGCTACATGACCCAGAAGGGCAAGGCCTGGTACACGGGGATCGAAGAGTCGATGGGCGGCAAGATCTTCGGGGCCGGGAACAGTCTGGATGAGTACTCGCCCTCGCTGATGACCCGCCACCTCACGGGCGGCGACGTCAAGATCAAGGACCTCGAGTTCCACTTCCCCGCCAACGCCACGACGCGCGACTTCAACACCGAGTTCCGCCGCGTCACCGGATCCAACTTCGACCTGTTCGAGGAGGACTTCGCCAAGGCGACGAAGCGCTACATCCAGAACCTCGCCGACGACGTCGGCCGCAGGACGGTGGCGAACCGGCTGGTCAAGTCGAAGGGCGGGCTGGTCCGCAGCTACGGCGATCACGAGGCGGTCAAAGAGATCGTCGACGACGTCAATACGAAGCTGCTCACCGAGAAGGCCGGGCAAGCGCTCAAGGACGAGCTCAACACCGTCGGCACGAACATGGACGAGATCCGCAACGAGGTCGCCCGCAACCTCCGCGGCATCTCGTCGGGCTTCCTCAAGCCCCGCTTCCAGCAGGTCATCGACGATCTCACCGCGCTGACGGCGCAGCAGCGCCAGTTCCTCACCGACTCGCTCGACCAGGACATCCGCTTCTCCGCCCTGCTCGGGCGCAGCACCTATGGGGCGGCACCCGGCTCGGCCCCCGGCTTCGGCACGCTCGACGCCGCACTCGAGAGGATCTGGAACGACACCGCGGCAGAGGTCGCCCGCCTTGGGTCCGAGCGCGCCGATGCGATGCGCGTCCTCGCCCTGCAGCACGACCAGCTGGTCGGCGAGCTTGCTGCCGTCCCGATCAACGCTCGCAACGCCGAGATGGCGGCACGCACCGAGGCCCGCCAGCGCATGCGCACCGCCGAGTTGGCGATGCTGCGCCTGCAGCAGGCCCGCTCGTCGGTGGAGTCGCTGCACAACCTGATCAACGAGGCGAGGATCAAGTCAGAGGCCGCTGGTCGGCTGGCTGACGACGCCGGGTTCCTGTCGCTGTTCCTGCCCGGTCAGGCCGAGGCGCGCCGGGCCGAGGTCGATGCCGCCCGCCAGGCGCTGGCGCCCGACGCCCGCACCCCGGTCTACGACCGCCCGGAGATGTCGACCGAAGCGATCACCGGTCACTACAACCGCCAGCGCGAGATCGCGTTCGGGGCCCAGGCCCGCCAGCAGGTCGACGAGATCGCAAAGCGGTCCGAGGCCTTCGTCAAGTCACGCCGCGAGATGGAGGCGTACGTCGCCACCCACTCCAGTGCACTGGAGGGGGCAAGGCTCAAGCTCGAAGGCGACAGCCACGCCCTTGCCGTGATGCGAATGCGCCGCGACGACCTAATCGGCATCGCCGAGAAGCGCGCCGAGAAGAATGCTCTCGAAGAACAGATGCGCGAGTTCGAGCTCGGTCAGTTCGCCCAGTCACGCGACGACTACGACAAGCTGCGCAAGGAGCTCGACTCCCTGCGCGAGACCGCCGAGGCCGACGCCCGCAGCCTCGCCGAGGCGCACAACGAACTGACCCGCACCGCCCGCCAGATCGACGAGACCCAGGCACGCGCCGCGGCCAACGATCTCGGGACCGTGCCGCAGGCGCCGGTCCATCCGCCGCTGACGATGGAGCCCGCCGCGGCAGCGGCAGCACGCGCCGATCGGGCGGCACTGCAGGCTGAACAGAAGGCATTCGCTGACTCGACCGAGGGGGCCAAGTACCTCGTACTGACCCGGCGACGTGAGCAGGCGGCAGCGGAGCAGACGGCAGCGAACGAGGTCCTCGAACTCGCCAGCGGCAAGAACACCCGGTACCTCCTCGACGAGAGCGGCAACGTCCGGCTGCGCACGTCCAACAGCGTCGAGGGCTACAACGCGGCGCTCGAACTGCAGGACGTCGAGCGCGAGTACCAGCTGCTCAAGACGCGCATCCGCGCCGCCGAGTCGACGCGGCGCGAGACGCTGATCCGCAACGAAGCCAACGAGCTCAGCAATGCGGAGGCAGCGCGCATCGACCGCAAGGCCGAGGCCGAGCTCAATGAACTACGTCAGAAGCTGGGGGAGACGGCCCGCAGGCGCACCGCTGCCAACGAGCGCGTCAAGGCCAGCAACGCCCGCGGTGTCGTCACCAACGTCGAGCTCACCCAGCGCGAGATCGAGCGCATCACCGCTGCGGCGATCAAGACCAAGCGGATGCAGGCCGTGCTCGACGACCTCGACTCCAAGCTGACGTCCTATGACCACGTCCAGACGCGCGCTACCAAGATCGCCGATCTGGACCGCGACCTCGCCCAGCACGCCCGCCAGGTAGCCGAGCGCAAGGGACGCGATCAGGCCTACGCCGACGCCGTGCGCGCCTTCGAGGCCGGGCCGCAGCCCGCCAAGACATTGCCGTTCACCGGGGGGCAGCCACTGCCGTGGGGCGCCGACCAGGGGATGGGCCCCTTCGAGCGCCAGGCCCGCGACATCGCCCAGAAAGAGTCCGACGAACTGTCGCGCTCGGCCCGCTTCCTCGGCTGGAAGACCAAGTGGGAGGACGTGCCGCAGATCACCGACGCCGAGGCGCTCGGCCTGCGCGGGTTGACCCCTGATCAGCGGCTGGCCTGGAACCAGGCGACGGCGATCATCCGCGAGCGCGACGTCTTCACCGGGGGAGCGACCAACCCGATCGTGGTCCAGGCCCGCCAGACGATCTCGAACCTGCGCGCCGAGATGGGCAGGGTCATCGGCAGCACCGACCAGCAGGCGGTGAACCGGCTGGAGCGGATGTACGACCAGCTGGACATGCTCGCCGAGGCACGCGGCGCCTTCGACCCGACGGCGGTGCAGCGCGCGGCGATCGAGGGCAAGGTCAAGCTGCCCCAGGCGCTCGCTGAATACGAGGCCGGGCTCGGTGAGCGCGAGCTCGCTCGGGGCACGATGTCCCAGCGCGAGGAGGCGATGCGCGCTCTCGCCAAGGGCGCGGGCAAGGGCAAGGCGGCTAAGCAGAACGTCAGCTACGAGATCGCCGACCGGGCCCGCCGCTCGTACCGCCTGGCCCGCTACATGCGCGACACCCACATGCCCACGCTCGTCGAGCGCGGTGCGCTGCCCGAGGCTGACTCGGTGCTCGGGCGCGTCGACGTCGCCGAGTACATCACCAACTCGATCGCCGATCTCGGCCAGGCGCTCGAGCACTACGGGGCCAACCCGACCAGCTTCGCTGTCAACCGGCTGGAGCAGAAGGCCGCGGACGTCAACCGCATGGCCGAGTTCATGGTCCGCTACAACCGTGCTATCGAGACGGGCGTCGAGCCCTCTGACTCGGTGGCGGCGTACCTGCTGACCGTGCAGTTGGGCCGCGAGTCCGAGACGCTGGGCAAGCAGATCGAGCGGGCGACCAAGGCCCTCGACGCCAGCACGCCGTCGGTGATGTACCGCCGCTGGCAGGCCACCTTCGGGACCAAGCTGCCCGAGGAACTGCAGGCAGCCCGCCTGACCGGCGAGCAGATGGAGGAGCTCCGCCACCTCTCCAAGACCATCCCGCTCGAAGATCAGATCGCCACCGACGAGCGCCTGATCACCGAGCTCGAAGCACGCAAGCTCGACGGGACGTGGGACTCGGCTGCCAAGTCCAAGGTCACCGTCGCCCGCAACCGCATCGACCGCAACAAGCAGGCGCTCGCTCAGTTGGCACAGCAAGCTCCGTCGACCAACGGCACGATCAACGAGTTGCTCAACCGCGTCGTCACCGAGATCGAGAGCCAGATCCACGAGCTCGACTGGGCGGTCACCGACTTCAACGACGCCCGGCACATGGTCCGCGACGCCCAGGCGATCGGCGAGCACCGGGTCCGCCTCGAAGCAGCGATCGAACGCGGCGACGGGATGCTCTCCGAGTTCGACGACGGGGCCACCCGCCTGCGCAACGCCGTCGCAGCCGCCGAGGCCGACGGCACGGGCGTCGTCAGCTACACGCCGCTGATCCAGGACAACTTCCTGATGACGGTCGAGCAGGCACGCAACGCCCTGGACTCGGGCGAGGTTCCGGCGTACCTGCGCTCCGCCTACCAGGCGGCGATCGATCGCGCCGAGCGCGGCGCCGAGGGCGTCAACGTCACCTCGATCCAGCGGGTGCGCGAGGAGTTGGCGCGCCTGGACGAGCTCGCCACCCTCACGGGTGAGCAGCAGGTTCGCCGCCGCGGTCTCCAGCAGCGCGTCGCCTCGTTCGAGGAGCGCTCGGCGCAGGTGGTGCAGGCAGGCGAGACCGTCCGCAGCCTCGAGGCCAAGCGGCGGCTCGGTGAGCGGCTGACCAACGCAGAGCAGCGCGACTTCGACGCCGCCCAGCGCCTGGTCGCTTCCGACGAGCAGCGCGCAGCACGCTCGACGCTCAAGCCCAAGCGCCAGCGCAAGGTGTCGAACCCTGCGATCCAGGCCTACGCCGAACTGCACGGGGTCGACCCGACCCACGTCATCTCGACGAACCAGCTGCGCCAGGGCCAGGACGTCGTCCAGATCCCGCTCGCCGACGCCATCAAGATGGCCGACGACAACGACCGCGCCCTCGAGTCCCTGCGCGCTGCGCAGGGCAAGCGCCAGATGCGCCTCGCCGCCCTCGACGGCACGATCAACAAGGACCTGCGCCTGCAGCGGGCGGTCATCGCCGACCAGATGGGCGAGACGCTCCCCGACCCGAAGGTGTTGCAGCGCACGATCGACGAGATCAACGCCCGCGCCCGGCGGCGTCGTGCCCCCGGCCGCGAGACGTACCAGCCGGACCAGCTGGCCGAGGCGATGGCTGCTGCCGAGCGGCCCGTCGACCCCACCCTGACCTCGGGCAAGCTCTTCCCGCACGAGAAGGACCTGGTCAACCTCACCCAGGGCAGGATCGACGCCATCCGCCAGTTCGGGAACATGACCCCCGAGCAGCTGACCGCGGCACGCAACCACCTCGACGAGATGACCAAGGTCATCGACGAGACACGGGGCATGCTCGGCGACCACTTCGATCTCGCCGCGGCGACCGCCGACCACGGGGCGCAGTTCCTCAGCGACCTGGTCGGCGGACACATGGAACTGACCAGCCGCGGACTGGAGGCGCTGCACTCCATCTACGGCCCGGAGGCGGGCGAGCAGGTCGGCGTGTTCATCAACGCCCTGCACGGATTGATGGGGGTCGAGGGCCCGACGGCGGAGGACATGCGCACCCTGCTCGCTCAGTTCAACCGCCCCCCGGTGACGGGCCCGGCTGCCTCGCTGCTGTGGCGCACCACCGACCCCAGCCTGGAGGATCTGCGGCAGCTGCGCGAGGCGATCCTCAACATCCCCAACGCCGAGATGGACGAGGTGCGCGCCGCCAACCGGATCGGCTGGCTGCAGGGCATCGACGAACTGCTGCAGCCGAGGATCCCAGCGGGCAAGGTGCTCAGCGCCGACGAGGTGGGCGAGGTGTTCCGCGGTCTGGGGATGGTGCTCGGCGATGACGTGGGGCTGCTGCGCGAGGCCGAGAGCCATGTGATGAACATGATCTCGGGGGGCGAGCTCATCACCGACGACACCCTGCGCGACGCCTTCCGCGATCAGCTGACCGCAGCGGCCAAGGCGCATCACTCCGACGAGCTCAAGAAGTCCACCGACCTGATCACGATGCTCGGGCTCAGCTTCGCTCCCGGCACGCCTGGGTTCAACGGCAAGCTGCAGTCGCTCGGCTACTCCATGTCGCGCCAGGCCCTCGATCGTCAGAAGCTTCGTCGCTTCGTCGTCGACAGCTTCAGCCGCATCGGGATCCTCGCCGACGAGACAGCACGCGAGCGGCTGATCACGCTGACGATGCGGCGCAAGCGCGTCGACGACATGCGCATCGGGCTCGGGGCGGTGGTCAAGGACCTGCCGATGGAGGATCCGCGGCTGGCCTTCGAGGCGCTCGGCCAGCACTCGATGGATGCGGTCGCCGACTTCGACCGTCAGCTATCGGCGTTCCGCGCCGGGGTCCTGCCCGAGGGTGTCGAGGACAAGATTATCGACCGCGCCGCCAAGCTCGAGGAGCAGATGCAGCGCGCCGTCGAAGCCAACGACTACGACCGGATCAACGAGATCCGTGAGATGCAGGATCAACTCGACGACCGGGCGCTGACCCAGCCCGGCGAGCCGCCACCCGGTGGCGAGCCCACGCCCGAGGCCCCGCAGGTCGACTACGCCACACAGCTGAATGACGCGGAGACCAAGGCAGCCAACGCCCACGACACGCTGAACAACGCCCAGCTGGCGCTGAACCAGGCGAAGGAGACGCAGGCGGGCGCGCAGGTGGCCGAGGTCACTGACCCCGGCCTGATCCCCGAACTCCAACGCCATCCCGACACGCCCGAAGGCAAGATCTCTCACGGTGAGGTGCTGCTCGCCTCGCTCGACTTCGACCGCGAGTTGGAGGCAGCGGCAGGCCACGAGGCTGCCGAGATCGCTGCGATCAACCACTACCAGGACATCGTCCGTCAGGCATGGGAGGGCGAGCCGAAGGCCTCGGTGAAGGCAGCGAGCGATGCCTGGGCCGAGTTCCAGCGCGGCGGCTCGGCACCGGGGCGCACGACCAACGAGCTCGACGCCGCCCAGTCGGCGTTCGATCAGGCCAAGGCCGCAGCTGACGAGGCCGACAGCGCGGTGACCAAGCTGCGCCAGACCGGCCCGGCCGAGACCGTGGCGCCCGAGACGCCGTCGAAGTCGCTCGGTGAGGTGGACGCTGCTGCCCACGCCCAGGACCCCGACCAGCTGCTCGACTGGAACTCGGCCAGCCAGGCCTACGACGAGGCGGTGGCCAGGCTGCAGGCCCTCGACGAGCAGGACCTCAACCTCGACCAGATCAACAACCTGCCTGCCGCCGAGCGTGACGAGGCGCAGGCCGTGATGATGGACGCCGCCGAGCAGGAGCGGGCGGTGGCGGCAGCACGGGTGCGCAAGCTGGGCCAGCGGCGCGCCGAACTGTGGCCGCAGGAGCGCGCTCGCCTCGAGGTCGCCCGGCGCGAGGCGCAGGCACAGGCGCTCAAGCAGACCGTGATCCAAGGCGAGACGGTGCCGCAGCGTGCGGTCACCTGGCAGTGGGCCCAGGTGCTGACCAAGGGCACGCCGTCGGTCGATGTGCTGCGCCGCGGTCGCGGCATCCCATCCCAGACGATGGTCGAGGCGGGCCAGCAGGTCGGCAAGATCGGCAACATCGTCGCCGACGTCACCGGGATCCGCTCGTCGATGTCGGGCCCGTTCCGCCAGGGTGCGATGCCCGCCATCGAGTCACGGTTGGAGGCCCAGCTGGCACCGGTCGACGCGATGAAGGCCTCGCTGCGCCAGGCCCGTGACACCGCCGCCACCGAGCGCAGCCGGTTGGAGACGCTGGCCAACGCCTACACGGGCGACCCCGCTTCCATCGACGCCGAGATCGCTGCCCGCCAGGCCGAGGCAGCCGAGGCGCAGGCGTTCCTGTCCGGCGTGCCCGGTGCCACCACGGCAGCGGAGATGGAGGCGACGCTGCGCCCGCAGATCGCCGACACCAAGGCTGCTGCGGTCGAGGCCGACCGCGCTGCCGCCGAGGCGATGGCCGAGCAGCAGGCCCGCTGGGAGGCAGCACAGCGCGTCTACACCGACGCCGTGACCACCGCCGACCGCGGGCTGGCGGCGGTGCGCACCCGGATCGTCGACACCGAGGCGAGCCTGGCCCGCGACGAGAGGGCCCTGGCTCGGGCCAAGGCCCTCGACTTCCAGGGGGTCAACGGCTCGGACTTCCGCCAGCACTGGAACGACCTGCGCGATCTCAACGAGTCGCGCCGCGAGATCGTGCGCCAGGGTCCGCCGCGCCCCGGCGGTCCGCTGCCTCCACCTACCCGCGAGGTCGGCGGGCCCGAGTTGTTCGACGACCTCAACGACATCAACATGATCCAGCGCCTGCTCGCCGGGGCCGACGACCAACTCCGCCAGCTGGAGGGGGTCGAGCTCAGCCACGCCGAGATCGTCAAGCGGCTCAAGGACTTCGAGTCGGGAGCAACCGGGGTGGCCGACGTGATGAAGTTCCAGATCCGCGACGGCTGGGTCCCGATGATCCCGCGCCTGGCCCAGGGCAGCGACGCGCTGTACGTCCGCACCGAGTTGCACCGCGCCATCAACAACCTCTACGAGGCGCAGCGCAGGCCGCAGACGTGGAGCTTCATCGCCGACTCCTACACCCAGTTCTTCAAGACCTACGCCACCGCCACGCCCGGCTTCCACATCCGCAACTGGATCAGCGGCGTGTTCATGAACCTCGTCGACGGCGTGCGCATCCGCGAGATGCGGCGCTCGGGTGGGATCTGGAAGGACTTCCTCAAGGACCCGATCAACTACTTCGACAATGCCGAGCCCGACGTGCAGCGTGCGCTGCAGGCGGTGTTCGGTTCGGGCGCCGCCGGTCGGTTCGCCGAGGGCGAGGTCGGCAACGTCGGACGCGGTCACATCCTCAACAACGCCTTCACGCGTTGGAACCAGCGCCGGGGCGCCAACGTCGAGGGCTCGCTGCGCCTGGCGATGGCACTCGACTCGGTGCACAAGGGGATGAACCTCGGAGCGGCGATGGATCGCATCACCCGCTACCACTTCGACTACTCCTCGCTCTCGTCGCTCGATCACCAGGCGCGCAAGCTGATCCCGTTCTGGACGTTCATCTCGCGCAACATCCCGCTGCAGATCGAGTCGATGTGGGCCCGGCCGCGGACCTACCTGCAGTACCAGCACTTCGTGCGCAACTTCGGTGAGGCCGCTGACCCTCTCACCCCCGACTACTGGCTGAGCCAGGGTGCGTTCACGATGGACCCGAACGCGGCGAAGGAAGACTCCCCGTGGTACCTGGCACCCGACCTGCCGTTCCTGCGGGTGGCCGAGCCGTTCGTGGCGCTGGCACAGGGCGACGTCGGGCGCGCCACCGCGGGCAGCGTCAACATCAACCCGGCGATCGCCGCCCCGCTCGAGGCGTTCGCCTTCGGCCGCAAGCTGTACACCGGTCAGGACATCAACAAGGAGTACAACGAGCCAACGGCTGCGATGCGCCCACTGATGGGGCTGCTCGGTGCACTCGGTGGCACGCGCGAAGGCGGCACCTCGGGCGACCAGCTGCTCGACGACCGCTACGCCCACGTCCTGCGCTCGACGATCCCGACCCTCAACCTGATCGAGCGACTGTTCAACAACGAGGGCGTGCGTACCGGGCGACAGGACGAGACGGTCGCCCGAGCCCTTGGCCTACCCGTGCTACAGCTGACCCCCGAGCTCAGGGAATCGACGCGCAAGGGCGCTTACTACGATGCCCGCGACGAGATGTTCAGCCAAGCTGACCTTGCGAGGAAGTGACGATGGCTACCCCCACCACCACGATCGACGCCCTGCCCCCGGCATCATCGGTCAACGGCACTCAGCTGGTCATCATCCAGGAGGCGGGCGTCACCAAGAAGGCGTCGGTCGACAGCATCGCCACCTACCTCGAGGACCATCTCTCGATCCCGTTGACGGCTGCGGAGATCAGCGCCCTGGCCAACCCGAACATCGCCGGGACCACGGTGCAGTCACAGCTGACCGACATCATCGCCAAGCTCTCGACGGTCGATACCGGCAGCAACGTCTGGCTGCGCTGGACCGGGACGCAGGCAGAGTACGACGCCCTCGGTACCTACCGCACCGACACCATCTACGCCATCACCGGAGCGGGCGGCGACCCGGCTGGGTCCCTGTCTGCGCCGCAGAACGTCCACGCCCTGGCCGGTGACACCACGGTCACGGTCAGCTGGAACGCCCCGGCCAGCGGCACGCCGACCAGCTACAGCATCGAGCGCTCGACGGTGTCGAACTCCGGGTTCGTCCCCGTCAACCTCACCCCGATCCCGGCGACCACGTACTCGTTCCTCGACGCGCCGCTGACCAACGGGGTCACCTACTACTACACCGTCACCGCCCATGACGCGGGCGGCAACTCGACGGCCAGCGTGGTGGTCAGCGTCGTGCCGGTGAGCAGCGCCCCGACCGTGCCCGGTGTGCCGACCAACGTCGTCGCCATCGCCGGGCCCTCGTCGGTGACGATCAACTGGCTGGCCCCCATCTCCAACGGGAACTCGCCGATCACCGGCTACGTCGTGCAGCAGTTGATCAGCGGCACCTACACCACCGTCGCCACGGTGAACGGCACCACCTTCTCGCGGCTGGTCTCGGGACTGACCAACGGGACGCCGTACTCGTTCCGGGTCTACGCCGTCAACGCCGTCGGCAACGGTGCCTTCAGCCCGGTGGTCACTGCCACCCCGACGACCGGTGCCACCGCGCCCAGCGCACCGACCAGCCCCGTCGCCACTGCCGGTATCGCAGAGGTCACCGTCACCTGGGGGGTGCCTGCCTCTGATGGTGGGGCGGTGCTGAACACCTACCTCATCGAGCGCTCGACGCTGCCGTCGTCCGGGTTCACCGTCGTCGGGACCAACGCTGCCGAATCCCCGCGCACGTTCACCTCGACGGCGCTCACTCCCGGCACCACCTACTACTTCCGGATCACGGCACAGAACGTCATCGGCACCAGCCCGGCCACCGCCATCGTCAATGCCGTGCCGACGGCACCGGTCGGCCCGCCGCCGACGGACTGGGCGACCGCCTTCGCCACCCGCGACCTCGACATCATCACCGCTTGGTACAACACCTACACCGGCTACGACAGCGACAGTTTCGCTGGCACCCTGTGGGGTCCGGGCCAGTCGAACTACGCCTACATCGACGCCGCCTGGCTGACCGCCAACACCGGGCCCAACGTCGTGTTCTCCGCCGGGCGGTGGACGGTCACCGGGTTCCACGCCGCGGCGTTCGTCGTCCGTGCCAGCAACATCACGTTCAGCCACTGCTTCTGCGACCGCTTGTCGGGCACTGTCGGCCACGGACTCGACCTGTCCGGCGACGTCACCGGCATCATCTTCGACCACTGCACGATCGCCGGGAACTACGGCATCAGCGGCGAGTGGGGCGTCACGCTCGACTACTTTGCCGACAACCACGCTGCCAACAGCCTGATCATCCGCTACTGCGACATCAGCGGGTACATCGCCGGGTGCCAGATGTGGTTCGGCACGACGTTGGAGTACTCGTGGGTGCACGACCTGTACATCACGTTGGAGTCGCACAACACGGCGGCGTCGATCCGTGGTGAGAACTGTTCGATCTACCGCAACCTGCTGACCGACGGCAACTCCTCGGCGGTGTCGCTCTACGCCGACTCCACTCCCTTCACCAACTTCTCCCTCGTCGAGAACGTCATGACGACGAACAACGCCGACTACACCATCAACTTCGGCGAGCGGGACCCGGACCACTGGAACCGGCTGTACGACCCGATCACCGGGGCGCCGATCACCTCGACGTACGGCTTCCGCCGCGAATGCCTCGGCAACCTGATGGTGCCCGCCAACGTCGGCCTCGGCTCGGACATGGCGTACTTCACGAAGGTCAACGACAACAGGCGGCTCAGCGACAACAGTCCGACCTTCTTCGACGAGGGCGGCACGCCGGTCGCCACGCAGCCGTACTTCCACAAGATGCGCTACAACGAACTGGGCGGCGGGATCCTCGACTCGATGCCGACCTACGAGTTCACGCCGACACCGAATTCGACGGTGCTGGTGTTCGTCGGCATCGTCAACGGCGGGCACGCCACCACCCAGGCACCGACGGTGACGGCGATCGGCCAGTACCCGCAGACCTCGTTCGTCAAGATCCTCGAGACGCCGTTCACCTCTCCGCCCGGTGACGACAACCACGGGCTGGGCCTGTTCGTGTACAAGGCGGAGTCGGGGTCGACCACCTCGTTCGAGCACATCGTCGTCGACCCGTACGTCGGCCCGGCGGCGGGCTACTTCACGATCTGGGTCTACGAGTTGACCGGCATGACCGGGCTGTCACTCGCCCACTCATCGGCCAAGGCCCAGTCGATCACCAGCTTCGGTGCCACGTTGAGCTCGATCACCTCGAACAACCTGTCGGCGGCGGCGACGACGGGGCGGGTGTGCATGGCGTTCGCTGCCGGTGCATCGACCGCGCCGGTCGGTCCCAACCCCTACGGCAACGTCACCGGCTGGAACAAGACCGGCGTGCAGCCGACGACGATGCACAGCGGCTTCCCGTTCGTGACCGGTGCGGTGTACTGGCGCAAGGACTTCACCGGCACCAACATCACCATCCCCAGCCTCGGTGTCGACACCTACTCGGCTGGCGTACTACTCGCGGAGTTCGCATGACCATCGACTGCACGTACATCGGCGATACCAAGACCTTCCCCGACCCGGTGCCCGGTCCTCCGGGAGCGACCGGCCCTGCTGGCCCGACCGGACCGACGGGAGCAACGGGGCCGACTGGGGCGACGGGTCCGACGGGTGCGACGGGCGCAGCGTCGACGGTGCCGGGACCGACAGGGCCAGCTGGCGCCGACGGGGCGACGGGGGCAACGGGCCCCGGCGTGGCGACCGGTGGCACCACCGGGCAGGTGCTGACCAAGATCTCGAGCACCAACTACGACACCAACTGGCAGACCCCCAGCGGTGGCGCTGTCACCGATGGCGACAAGGGCGACATCGTCGTCAGCGGCAGCGGTGCAACGTGGATGCTCGACACGGGCGTGGTCACCGCCGCAGCCAAGACGGTGCTCGACGACACCACCACGGCAGCGATGCTGACCACGCTCGGTGCGGCAGCAGCGGCGACGACGATCTCGACGACCGCTCCGCTGACAGGGGGTGGCAGCCTCGCCGCCAACCGCACCCTCGACATCTCCGACTTCACCGTGTCGACGAAGGGCGCGGTGCCGACACCGGGTGGTACTAGCTCGGGGCGGATGCTGCGTGACGACGCGACGTGGGCGCTGCCCCCGTCAGCTGCAGCTGCGGTGAGCGGAGTCTTCCCGTTCATGCTCTCGACCACCGCCACCGAGCCGCCGACCGGCAGCCAGATCCGCGGCAACAACGCCACCTTCACGTCGAGCACCAAGTTGTGGATCATGGAGACCACCGTCGACGGCCTCAACGTGGCGGTCGGACTCGGTCGGATCAAGGCCGGGTTCCAGGTGTACGTGCAGGACTACGCAGACGCGTCGAAGTACGCCATCTTCAACGTGACCGCCGACTCGGTGGACAAGGGTGCCTACTGGGAGATCACCGTCGCTCTGGCTACATCGGGTGGCACCATCTCGGCGGGCAAGATCGCACTCCAGTCCCTGTCGTCGGCGCAGTCGTCCAGCCTGTTCTCGACCACGACGACGGCGCCGGGCATTACACCCGGCTCCAACGGTGCGGGTGCTTCGACGTGGCTCAACGGTGCAGCCGGGTGGACGGCGCCGACTGCTACGACGGTCGGTCTCGGCAACGTGTCGAACACATCCGACGCCACCAAGGACGCCGCGACCGCGACGCTGACGAACAAGACGCTGACCGATGCCAAGGTCAACCTGGCGATCAACGCACAGACCGGCACCACCTACACGTTGGTGCTCACCGATGCCAGCAAACTGATCACCTGCTCGAACGCCAGCGCGGTCACCGTCACCGTGCCACCGAACAGCTCGGTCGCCTTCCCGACCGGCACGCAGATCACGATCATCGGGATCGGTGTCGGCATCGTCACCGTCGCCCAAGGCTCCGGTGTCACCGTCAACTCGACACCGTCGCTGGCATTCCGCGCCCGCTACTCGGCAGCCACCCTCGTCAAGACCGGCACCGACCAGTGGTATCTCATGGGTGACCTCGCGTGAATGTAGATCTATTCATGAATAGGCGTGTCGCGTGACCATGACGATCGGGGCGGTCGCCTCAGGCAAGACCACCCTCGCCACGGGAGCGGTGCGCTTCGACGCCGTCGGCGACAAGTACAGCCGCAGCGCGTCCGGCCTCGGCGGCACGCACACGATGTGCTGCTGGGCCAAGATCGTCGTCGACCGCAACGCCATCACCTGTTTCATCGGACAGGACGACGCCTCCACCAACTACTACTACCTGTCGACCACCGCCGACGGCACCAGCCTCCGACGCGACGGCACCAGCGGCGCGGCGTTCCCGAGCGGACTCAACATGACGGTCGGCACCTGGGTGTACATGGCGACCGTCAACGACACCAGCGCGGGCGGCGAACTCTTCGGCTACAAGGTGGCGGGCGGTTCATGGGTCCAGGCCACCGCTGCAAACGCGACCGTCACCGGGCCGAACAACGCCAACACGTTCTTCATCGGCAACAACGGGTTCAACAACTTCCTCAACGGCTCGATCGCCGCGGTCAAGGTGTGGGACGTCGCCCTCACCGACGCCGAGCTCCAGGCCGAGGCTGCCACCTACGCCGCGGTGAAGACGTCGGGACTGTGGGCCAACTACCAGTTCCGCAACGGGCCGCAGACTACGGACGACTCCGGTCTGGGTAAGACCCTGACAGCAGCGGGAACATTGACAACTGATTCTTCCGGCCCACCAATAACTTGAACAAGGAGAAATAATTCATCATGAGCAATGAGCCCAAGGGCACCACCGCCCAGAACGAGATGGCCAAGGACGCCAACAAGCGCAGCGTCAGCCGCGAGGAGCACCCGATCGAGGCGATGCCCAACGCCTACGGCGAGGTCGCCGACATCGACAAGGCCAAGTACCCGGACGACTCGCCCGCCGCCAAGGGCAAGGCCACCCCGCCGTCAGGTCAGGGCGGCGAGACGCCGAAGTCACGGCCCGACTACCAGGATCAGTGGCCACCCAACCCCGAGCCGTCCGAGTCGGCGAAGGCATGGGCCGACAAGATCCGCGACGTCGGCTCGGTACAGGCCCACTCTGATGCCATCGCCGAAGCTGCGAAGGCGTCGTCACCGAAGGAGAAGTGATGGCCACGAAGCAGCCACCGCCGAAGAAGTACGGAACACCGGGGCAGGCGGGTGCACCCCGCGCCTCGAAGTCGACCGCTGGCAAGGCCAAGCCGATGCCGAAGAAGCGGTTCGCTTACACAACCCGGGACTCCATGGGTAACGCCCTCGGCGGGGAGCATGGCCGCGGCAAGGGTTCGCCGACGTCAGCCAAACAGGTTCATCGGTGATGCTCGCCGAGATCATGACCTCGAACGCGTTCGGGGAGATCATGTTCCTGGTGGCGTTCATCCTGTTCGTGATCGAAGCAGTACGTCTCATCGCCGCGCGCTCGTCGACGTGGGACTACAGCTGGCTGCTGATCGTCTGTGGGTTCGCCTGCATGGCGCTCGGCTGGGTAGCACTGACCACGGGGGACTGATGCCCGGCGGCAAGACGCCCGGTCCCTCGGTCAAGAAGCCGAAGGTGTACGAGGCGCTGAAGAACAAGGGCTACTCCAAGACGAAGGCTGCCAAGATCTCCAACGCCCAAGCCCGCAAGGGGAGGTGAACCATGAGTGACACGCCACCGTACGAACCAGCTGTCGATCCCGATGAGGTGCCCGAGCCGGACGTCGACGCCGACGAGGACATCGACGAGGAGGACGACGAGTGACGGTCCCGCCCAACACGTACCCCTACGGGTACGCCCAGGACGGGGCCGGGGTGGCAGGCATGGGCACGATGCTGACCATCGAGCAGTACCAGACCAGGCGAACGGTGTACAACCTGCATCCCGAGTTCTGGCGGCGCTACTCGGCGCTGATGCAGTACGCCCTGACCCAGGGCGTGCACCTCGGGGTGGGCACGGGCTGGCGCATCCAGCCCAACCCGCCACCGACTGGCTTCGCCGCGCCCGGCAACTCGAACCACGAAGGCTTCCCCGCTGACGGTGTCAGCGGCGGAGCCGTCGCCATCGACACGGTGCCCAACCTGTCGTGGGCGTGGATGGAGGAGCGCCTCGCCTCCTACGGGCTGCGCTCGTTCAAGATGATCGGCAACGAGCCGTGGCACATCCAGCCAGCGGAGATCCCCGCCTCGCGGCGCTGGCGCACCGCACCGTGGGTGCTGCAGGCGTTCTCACTGCCCGGTCACGCACCGCACCCACCCGAGGTGCTGGCGACACCGCCGGGCAGCCCATCGTTCAAGCAGGGGGCGACCGACGCCTCGACCAAGATGAGCGGTGCACCCGATGGCCGCGTCACCTGGTGGCAGACGATCCTGCGCAACGAGTACGTGGTAACGATCGTTCCCGACGGGCAGTTCGGTGCCAAGACCGACGCCGCCACCAGGGTCGCCCAGAAGGCGCTCGGCGTGGTCGTCGACGGGATCTACGGCAACCAGACCGCATCGGCCCGGCACGCCAAGGTCGGCAAGTAGATGTGTCCACCGCCGAGGTCGTCTTCACGTTCGTGCGGCGCCTCATCGTGTTCGGGTTGGGATGCTGGGTGATCGGCAACGCCCTCGTCAACCCCGAGGAGCGGCTCGGACAGCTCGCTGTCGGGATGGTGATGGTCGGCGTGCTGCCGATCGAGAACGTGTTCAGCTGGCGTCGGATCGATCGGAGAGATGAGTGAAGCGCTTCGCGCTGGTTGTTGCCGCCGTCATCGGCACCGTGCTGTTCTACGCGGGAACGGCTGGAAGTGGGTACTGGCCACCATCGCCAACTACCACGACCCAGCCTGGTACCAGCACCACTTCAACGTCGCCTATGGCCTCTACGACCGCGGCTGGCTCAACGACCACGACCTGCCCCGACTGCGTCCCCAACACTGTCGTCGCCACGACGACCACGACGACGGAGGTGCCGACATCAACGACGACTTCCGTGCCGCCATCCACAAGCTCAAGCGTGAGTCCGACCAGCACATCGTCGACGACATCTTCCACGCCAACCACATCCTCAAGTTCCTCAACCACGACCACGGAGGTGACGACATCGACATCGACCAGCAGCACGACGACATCACCCAGCACGACATCGACGAGCCCGAATAGCCCCTTCCCGCCGCTGCGGCGCGATCTACTGCCCCCAACGGCATAATTCGGGGCGCGCAAAAGCCCCCGCAACTGACCGAGGAGTCAGTCAGTTGCGGGGGCTTGGTTGGTTAGCGGAACCAGTCCGGGTCGGGCTCTGGTATCTCGAGCTCGAAGGACTGCTTCGGATCGGGCATGATGAAGCGCACACGAGGTAGCCAGTTGCCGTCCTCGTCGCCGACGGGGCGCACGCACAGCTTGGTCATCACCATCAGCTGAGCGACCACCCACCCGCAGTAGAGGCTGTGGCGATCACTGCGGAAGTTGCGGCTGTCGCTCACTGGAACACCGCCTCCTCCACGGAGTGCGTGCAGTTGCGCGCCGTCTCGCCGCACTTGGTACAGCGCGGGCACTCGCAGTCATCCTGGTAGATGCCGCAGTCGGGACAGTCGTCGCAGCTGCACTCGTCGTTGCGGTTGCCGCAGCCACCGCAGTCATGGTCGTCCCAGTACGGGCAGTCGTCGTAGATGGCAACCGGCCACCACGTCGAGCACACCCCGCACTGGGCGAGGCGGTCGCGGCCCTCATCGGTGAGGAACCCCATCACCGCCTCGCAGATGTCGGCTCCCTCCCATGAGCCCTCGCTGTCCGAGTGGTTGATGAATATCTCGGCGATCTTGTCGATCACCTGTTCTCGTGTCATCATTTCTGTTGTCTCCTTGATTCCGGTTCGGGGCTGACGCCAGGGCCCGCTCGGTAGCGCACCGAGCGGGCCCTGCTGGTGTCAGGCGCTGGCGCGCCTGCGCTTCAGTTGTTCTTCGAGGACGCGGCCGAGCAGCTGTCGGTGCTCGTCCACGCCCTGGTCCTGTCCTGTGCGCTCTGTCTTGCGCACGATCGCGGTGATCGCCGAGCCAATGTCAACGGCCATGAGCTCGAGCTCGTGATCACTCAGATCCATCTGGTCCTCCTTCCTCGCTGAATGCGGCACGAACCGCCTCGGTGACCCCGGTCCCGTCATCGACTCCGATGTCGGGCCAGCCGTCGGTGCTGTAGAGGTCGCGGCGGCTGCCCTCGTCCCACACCACCGAGCCGTCGCCGTAGTGGTACGGCATGAACTCGACGGCGACGCGGGCGGGCGTGGCCACAATCACGGTCAGTGCCTCCTTGATGTTGACGTCGGTACCGGCGTGCCAGAGCTCGGCGATCTCGCCCCGCGCCGGGCGGGCCTGACCCTGCTGCTGGACACGGAACACCGTCTCGAACAGCACCAGCACGGCGATGGGCTTACCCATCACCGGTCTCAGTGTCTGCAGCGAGATGGCGATCGCCTCCGGCGGGTTGATCGCCATGCCGTCGCACAGCTGGCGGATCGGGCAGTGGAAGCTGCCCTGCGGCATGACCACGAGGCACTGGTCCTCGAGATCGGCGGGCCCGGCGACGACCGCTTCGGCCTTGTGCTCGCGCGCCATCGTGATGGCGTGGTCGTACATCTCCTCGAAGCCGACGCTGAAGTCGACCTCGGCCCCAGCGGCGTACTCGGGGTCGACCGAGTCGAAGTCGCCGAAGCCGAACACGACCCCGCGGACCTTGGGCTCATCGTCCATTGCCCTTCACCTCCCTTCTGGCCAGTGCCGTCGGCTTGGTGTGGCTGATCTCGGCCTCGCGCGTGAAGCGCTTGCGCCGCTTGGTGTCCGTCATCATCAACAGCATGTCCAGCCGCGACGGCCGCTCGCCCTTGGCGAATCGGTAGCGCGGCGGGTACACGTAGTAGTTGGACAGCACCCTGCGGCTGTCGCGCATCACCAGCTGGCGACGCTCGGCGTTGCACTGGATGCAGCGCCGAGTGATCTTCTCGCCGAAGCTGCCCTCCCAGTGCTTGGACTCCACGAGGATCCAGTTGTGCTGCAGCGCGCCGCACTCGAGGTACTCGTAGACCGCCAGTTCTTCGCCCTTCCACAGGCGTTCAGGTGTCTTGGTCATTAGCTTTCTCCTTGTCTGGTTGTGATTGCAGATGGCGCGGCGGCAGGTTGGGCAAATCCAACCTGCCGCCGCGTGACTGTCAGACGATGATGACGACGTACACGCCATCGGGCGTGGTCTGGTCATCGACTTCCTGGATGTCCGACTCCTCGATGTCGTCACCGACCTCACGGCGAACGATCACCGTGACGTGGTCGCCGTAGTTGTCGAGGTCACTCTTCAGTTCTCCGACGTTCATTTCTCACCTCCTCTCATTGGGTCGACACCCGCGCCCAGGTCTCACCGTCGGCCTCGCGGTTGATCGCCGCCCCGTGGATGCGGGACTCCACGACCGAGTCCGCCGCTTCGCGGGCCTGCTCGTAGATGGTCGGGGTGTAGCTCTCCAGCATTCCCCTGACGACGCTCTGCACCATCGGGCTGAGTGCATTGCTGAGCGAGGCACTGAGTGCCTCGCGCGGCCTGGCCTCTGGCGCCTTGCGGTGAATCGCCAGCTGCTCCGTCTGGTCGTCGACCCCGGCGAGGATGTCTTCGGTGGTCACCTTGCGCCCGAGCCCGTGACGGATCGCACTGGCCGTCTTGGCGTAGTTGAACGCCTGGCGCATGAACGCCGGGGTGATGTCGGCCTCGGCCTTGAAGATGAGACCGCCCTCGTCGCTGAGGGCGGGCAGGCCCCCGTCGTCGAGGACGATCCCACCCATCGCCGCGTAGACGCGGTCGAAGTCGACGTCGTCGGCCAGGGTGTCACCCAACTCGATGTAGGCGAGGCGCTCGCACGCCTCGCGGTCGAGGTTGCCGAGGTGGATGATCGCCTCGGTCCTGCCGTATCGGGTCGATCCCTTGGTGATCTTCTCGATGTGGTTGGTGGTGAACACGAACACGGTCTGACGCAACGTCTTGGCCTTCGAGCCATCGAGTTGGTCGAGGACCTTGGAGACGTCGAAGGGGTTGGTCACCCCGGCGATCGACTCGGCGTCCTCAAGGAACACGAAGTTGCGCGGATTGTTCATGTGCGCCATCTGCAGGGCGTAGTCGAAGTTGTCCTCCGGCCTGCACTGCACCACCCCGAACCCGTGGGCGATGGCCAGGCGCGTCAGCTGGTCGATCAGTTCCGACTTGCCGACGCCGTAGTCACCCTCGAGCCAGATAATCATCTTGCCGTCGTTGCCCAGTTCGATGTGGATGCCCTCCTTCTCGATGAGGCTGAACAGCTTGAGGTTGAGCCGGTCCCAGGTGCGGGCGGTGAAGACCAGTTCCTTGGCTGGCTTGTTGAGGTCGATGAACTGCGGCACCTCGGTGGCGAAGACCGCCTTGCCGCGATAGATCGAGTTCTCGTCGAGGTACCGGGCGACGCGGTCGAAGAGCTCCTCGACCGCGGCCTGCACCTTCTTCACCGCTGACACCGACAGGCGCAGCACCGACCCGTAGACCGGGTCGCTACCGGCGCCGATCTCCATCACCGCTTTGCGCCCGAACTCGGGGGGCAGCTTGCACAGCCCCCAGGGCACGAGCTTGTTCTGCTTCCAGCCGATCTCGACGTTCAGCTGCTGTGGATCCTGGACCCACGTCTTCATCCCGAGCAGCTGCCCGAACAGGTCGTGCATCACGGCGTTGGTGGCGATCGCACCATCACCGGGGCGGTGGTGGAACAGGCGCTGCGTCGTGTTGTACTCGTTGGCGGCGGTGATCGCCGCGTCGAGCACGTCACGCGCCTCCTCCAGCGGCGTGTCCGGGTTGGAGGCGAGGAACATCGCCCGCGTGTTCTCGTTGTGACGGCGGATCGACTCGTCCGCGGTCATCACCTGCCCTCGTGCTGCGGCCATTGCGGCCACGATCTGAGCGCGGGCGATTGCTTGCGTATCTGGCATGGTTCTTCCTTGTCTGGTTGGTTCCCGATGCACGGTCGTGCACCGGCTGAGCGCGCCGAGAGAGCTCGGAACGCTGAGCCAGAGAACGACCACGAGCCCCTCCCCGTTGCCGGGAAGGGGCTCTCATGTGGTTGCTGGTCAGGGGCTGGTTGTCGAAATCGCCACTACCCACCGACCCGGTACGTGCTCATGAGTTCACCGTCGACGAAGAGCTTCAGCCCCTCGTCGCTCGGGTGCAGCATGATGATCCGCTCGTTGCCGTCGGCATCCATCCCGCGGTAGCCCATCCCCGTGTCATCGGCGAATGGGGCCCATGAGGCGTAGTCGTCGAGAGCCACTGGTACCGCCAGCACGTAGTGACTCATAGGGCCACCGATCTGAGCGCTGCCGCATCGGCACGCAGATGGCGGCTGACCACGTTGAGACGCTCACGCAGGAGCGTGTCCGTCTCCAGCTTGCGCCGCGTGGCGCGGTCGGCATTGCGCGCCGCGCTGAGCAGGTAGTTGATGGCGTGGTCGGCATCGACGATCTGACGCTTGCACTCGCTGAACTCCAACGCGTCGAGATGCATGATCGCATCGGCGAGCATGCATCTCACCTCGGCCATGCGGCGGCGCTCCTCGGCACCGAGATGGCGGTACACCCCGGTGGCGAGGCGAGATGCCTGGAGCTCGAGGTCCGAGCGGATGTTGGTCGGCACCGCGGCCAGCGCGGCACGCGCCTTGTCGCGCTCGGCAGGGTGCAGCAGGTAGCGCTTGGCGAAGTGATAGTCGAACGTCGACATCATCGTCTCGGCGCGGTCTGCCCGGTCCGCCTGCTCTGCGCGCAGGCTGAGCGCCCACTGGCTGTTGATCTGCTCGGCGATGGCACGCCTGATGTACGCGTCGAGCGTGAAGCGCGAGCGCACATCGGTAGCTGTCGCCTCGATGCGCTCGCGCTGTGTGGTCATGACTCACGCTCCGCACGCGCATTCATCGCCACCCGACTCCACGGTGAGGCAGCCAGCGTGGAGATGATCAGCCCGATCATCGTCTCGTTGACGTTGAGCATCACCGGGTCGTCGGGGTCCTCGCGCCCCATCATCATGGCCTTCATCACCAGGGTGATCACCTCGATCGCCCCGCGCCACGCCTCGGGCGACTCGCCCAGCCTGGCGACGACGGCATCGATGACCTGGTCGATGACCGCCACGACAACCGGCGGCAGCGAGCCGCTGACCTCGGTCATGGTGTCGAGGAACTCCTGGTGATGGTCAGCGGTCATGATGCTGGTTCCTTGCTTCGATGCGGCCGCGGATGTCTGCCTGGCGCCACGATTCACGCTGGCTCTCGCGCTCGAGTCGGCGCAGCATCCACATGATGAACGCCGGGATCAGCACGACCGCGCCGATCATCGCCCAGAAGACGTTGAACTCGTCGGGCGTGAGGTGATGACGGCTCATCGCGTCACCGCCTGATAACGCTCGTCGCGCGCCTCGGCAGGCCAGCATCCATCGTGGCAGACGCCACGATGGATGTCGCAGGCACGATCATGCGAGCCCGAGTGATGGGCATACAGCCCGGTAGCTGCTGCTTCGCAGCGGAAGCACTTGAGGTAGGTCATTGGTATCTCCCTTGTCTGGTTGTTGGTTGTGAGAACGACGACGAGCCCCACCCCCTAACGGGGATGGGGCTCGATCGCAGTAGCTGGGGCTATGGCTTGTGCTTGAACTCTGAGTTGATGAAGCGGTCCCAGTCCTGCTGTGGGGACAAGCGGGAGCGCTTCGGACGGCGGAGCTTCTGGGCCAGCCCGATCGTCGAGATCCTCGCCGCGTAGCTGAGGATCACGAAGACGATGAAGCCGAGCCAATGGAGCACGGTCACAGCGCCACCATCCCGACGTGGCAGGTGCAGTCACAGATGGCGAACGCCATCTTGCCGTTGGCGGTGCGGCCCTTCACATGGCCGCTGCAGTGACGATGACGACGGAACCTACAGAGCAGGCTCACAGCGGCACCTGCGCACCCTTGGCATCGCGGAACGCACCGCGCAGGCAGCTGTCCTGCTCGAGGCTCTCGGTGAGGTCGCCGACCCCGCACTCCACGCCGCGCTCATGAAAGCGCCTGAACGCCTGGTACATCGTCATGTCGCTGACCTCGGTGAGCGGGCCCGCGGTGATGTGGGCGCGGACCCATGCGACGAGCGCGTGGACCCACAGCTGAGTGGCCTCCTCGAGCATCTCCGGCCACTCATGCACGTCCTGGTCCTGGATCGCCTCAGCGGCCTTTGCAAAGGCCTCTGAGCGGGCGATACCGAAGGGTGGCGTCTGGTCCGGGTCGGGGATGAACCTGACCGATCCTGTGATCATGAGCGTGGCTGGCTCGTTGTCGCGGATGATGGCGAGGCACTCCGTGAACTCGTCGATGGTGGCGCACTCGAACGTGGCCGTGATGGTGATGGACATGGCTATCGGTCTCCTCATGTACTGATGTGATTGCTGGCGGGCTCATGGGGTGTTGTGGATTACGAAACTGCCCCCGAGATCCACTCGGTCCAGGTGCGTGAGCCCATTCGCTGCCTGGACGCGACGATGCCGCGCCCCCGTTGGGGGACGCGGAAAGACGCGGCGATAGGCCGCGATCCCCCTTAGAAATCAGGGGATCGCGGCCTATCTAGCTGCTACTTGCTGGCCCGCGGTGTGGCCTTGGGCTTGGTGGCGTCGGATACCTGCTTAGCGATCTCGCGCTTGGCCGACTTGCCCTCGTCACCGAGCGCGGCCACCTGGGAGGCCACGAAGGCGGAGAAGTCGTGCTCAAGTGCGACCAGGCGCTTGACATAGTCCTTTGTCGTGGCGAACGCCTTGGGATCGGCGATGGTGTCCCACACGTAGCCGGTGAGGTTGTACTCCGCCTTGCGGTTGACCTTGGCCTTGGTGGCCGCGGACTTGGCCTCGTCGGCATCGATCGCCTCTTGCGAGCGCACCGCGATGTCCACGCGCTTGCCCTTGTCATTCGTCATCTGGTATTCGGAGCGCTTGGGCAACCAGGCCAGGTAGCCATCGATGTCACGCACGCCGTACGTACCTGTCAGATCGTTCGTGCACACCTTCAAGTAGTGCGCCATCGATCCCGTGGTATGGCCCCAGAGTGCGAGCCCGAACGGGATCGTCAACCTGGCCAGATCGATGCTGTCGATCTCCCATGCCTCGCCGCGCTGGTTGCCCACCGCGGTCACCCAATCCGTCGCCGTAAAGCGCTTGCGCTCCCATGTTGGGTGCTCGGCCGACCACACGCCATAGGCGCTGGTCACGCTCGGGGCGACCGTGGCCAGTGCTGTCGTCACCTGGTCGATCATCGTGACGAAGTAGGCATCCGCGTGCTCCGTCATCCATTCCGACCAGGTGCCAACCGCCCCGATTACCGCGGTGGCTTGGGCTACCGCCTTGGGGTCGGCCGTCGGCACCATCGTGCTGGTATCGCTCATCGTTCTATCTCCCTGTGTCCTGCCGATACGGACCATCCCGATCGGTCTACTTAGTGCTCTGACCAGGGCTTATGTCCACCTTCGTCGGCCGATATGGCCATCTACCAGGGGTTATGTGGGTCGGCCCTGCCCCTACCCCCCCCACCTGGGCCACGAGCGGGAGTACTGGGTGGAAGCAAGAAGGGTGTGGCCTGGGTACAAAATCATGTGATTGCAGATTTGGGCTTTTCGGGGCCCCATACGCTGGAATGATTGATTGCAGGTGGGAGTGACAGTTTCTAGCGGCGCCAGGTCGGAAGAACTCGCATGCTTCGGATAGAAGAGCACGGAGTAGGCGATACTCCGTTCAGCGGAGTGTGGGGGGGGCTGCAGGGGGGGCTGGGGGGGCCAGCCCCCCCCCCACACGGACAGATCTAGGG